GCCCCGGGGGAGTCTAAAACTGGAGCAATCCTACTTTGAACAGGGGGTATACCCCCTGAAAGTCTTCCGTGAAGGGAGGTAACCGTGGCAAGACCACGCAAGGAAACTTCGGAGGAGACTCCTGAGCCCCGTCGCAGGCCTGCTACGACCCTCGACGCTCGGGAGAATCAGATGATCGCACTGTCTGTCGACTTGGCAGAGAAGCAACTGCGCGAAGGAACTGCTTCCGCACAGGTGATCACGCATTTTCTGCGGCTAGGCACTTCTCGAGAGCGCCTAGAACAGCGCAAGTTGCTGAAGGAAGTCGACGTTCTTGAGCAGAGAGCCGAGGCAATGGCCTCAGCGGCCCGAGTTGAGGAGCTTTACGGCAAGGCACTCGACGCAATGCGCTCTTACGCGGGCATGGACCCGATCAAGGACGACGATGACGATGACGATTACTAGATCTTATTCAGAACTAGCTCGCATCGATACCTTTGAGGAGAGGTTCCGTTATTTGGCGCTCCGCGGGGGCGTCGGGGTCTCAACTTTTGGCTTTGATCGATGGATCAACCAGCAGTTCTACACATCCCGTGAGTGGAAACAGGCTCGGGACATCGCGATTATTCGTGACAACGGTTGCGATCTCGGAATAGAGGGTTACGAGATCCACGACAGACTTCTTGTGCATCACATGAATCCATTGACTCCAGATGACGTGATTCATGGCGAGGAAGTCCTTCTCAATCCCGATTTTCTGATCACAACTACACACCGAACCCACAACGCCATTCACTATGGCGATGAAACTTTGCTTCCCAAGCAGCATGTGCCTCGGCGACCTGGAGACACATTGCTTTGGAACAGAAGGGACTGACATGACTGTAGACCCGAGCGACTTCTACGACGAGGACTCTGTCGAAGAGGTTGTGGACCCCGTAGACATCGACGCTGACGAGATCGAGGTGCCCGACGATGACACTGACTGAGGCTCAGTACCGGAATGACATTGTCCGGACCGCCCTTTCTCAGGTTGGTGCTGACTACCGCGACTCCGCGGCTCCCACCAATTGGCCTCCGGAGCAGTTTGACTGCTCAGTGTTCACCCACTGGGTAGAGGCAAAGCACGGCGTCAACATCGACACCGGAAAGCTTGAGGATCTTCCTTGGCCTCCGAAGGAGCCTAGTCCCTGGCGTAAGTACCCGGGCTACACACTTACTCAGCAGGCAGCTGCCAAGCGTCTTGAGGGTGCTGTTATTCCTTTCAGCGCCATCAAGCCTGGCGACCGTCTCTACTACGACAAGCCTGGACAGCACCACGTCGTTATCTACATCGGCGATGGTAAGGTTGTTCACGCGGCGGGTCGTCTCTATGGCGTCATCGTATCTCCCGTCGTCAAGCCCGGTCAGATTGGCCACGGCGGCAAGACGCTCACTCTCTGTGTCTCGGCGACGAAGTTCGCAAAGGCTGTCGGCTACAAGTTTGCGGTTCCGCCGCCTCCTAAGCCGCCGGTTGTGAAGCCTCCGGTCAAGAAGCCGACTGTCTTCCTGTCGCATATTCTCTATGCGATCAAGAAGGATGGTCCAGCTAAGCAGGGTCACACCACCTACAAGAGCGAGGTTCTTCTCGTCGAGAAGGCACTCAACAAGGAGGGACTGCTTCACAGCAGTCTGGTGGACGGTTCCGCAGGAACTGCCTCTTTCGGCCGCGGGTCGGCCTACCAGGATTGGCAGGAGCGTCTTGGCTTCCGTGGAGCTGACGCTGACGGTATTCCGGGACGTGAGAGCCTTACCATTCTTGGTAGGAAGCACGGCTTTAACGTCGTCTAATAGGAGGTAGCGATGCCCCCGATGAATCTTCCGTGGTATGTGTTCGGTCGCCCTATCAAACCTGTGGCTCTTGTTCTTATGAACACGATGCTCATCTTGGGCGAGATTGGAATCACAAACAACGGAGCTCTTAGGGATTCGATGTGGGCCGATGTGATTGGTATGGTGTCGTTTGGCGTTGCTATACTCTTCATTGTGGCCTTCATTAAGAATAGCCAACGGGGTGCGGAGTGGGCTCTTATTGGAGCGTTCTTCGTATGGGGTGTGCGCTTTTGGGCACTTATCCTAGTGAACGGACTAGAAGCATTCACGCGCGAGGGCGCATGGCTCGCACTATGCTGGATGATGCTGGCTGGTGGGAGTTGGTTGCTTGAGCGATCTGACCCCTACGTGCATGGAAAGAGAAGGGGGTCTAAATGGAGCCGTCGCTGATCGCAGTTATTGCTGTCCTGGCTAGTGCAGCACAGGTAGCTCTACTGCGCATCATCGATTACTATTTTCCGCGGGGATCTACCCGCATCGGTGATCGTATTGCCGAACGTCGTGCTATGGAAGACGACGATTACGAGTACGACCCTGATCCAGAGGACTAAGGAGGTGAGTCGTGAGTAGCATTCTGAATGACACTAAGAAGAACCTTGGGATTGCCGCTGATTACACAGCGTTTGATCTCGATGTGCTGATGCATATTAATAGCGCATTGGCAACGTTGAACCAGATTGGCATCGGTCCTGCTGAAGGATTCGAGGTTGAGGATGTCACAGCCACCTGGGCTGATTTCTTCGGAACTGATCTGCGTCTCAACTCAGTCAAGACGTATGTCTATCTCAAGACTCGTCTAGGCTTTGATCCGCCCGCCACGTCCTTTCATATTGCTGCTCTTGAGCGTCAGATTGAGCAGCTTGAGTGGCGCCTTAATGTTGTCCGTGAGGGTTATGCTTGGGTCGATCCTATGCCGGCCCCTCCCGAGGACACTTACTACGATGGTGGAACACCCTAGGAGGTCTAATGCCTACGAGTTTTCAGCTCCGTCGTGGTACGGGTATCGATTGGGCTACTAGGAATCCTCGCCTTCGTGAGGGTGAGATGGGTCTAGAACTTGGGACCAATCGGTTCAAGATGGGTGATGGCGTCAGGAACTGGCTTGATCTTCCTTATTTTGAAGACGGAGACACAATCAAGGCGTATATTGATGCCGAGATTGCCGCACAAGCAGGCCAGGTTTCCGGTGTCACCAACGCCGAGTTTACAACCCACGTCAATAAGCAAGACGACCCGCATCCAAACTACGATGACGGTCGATCCCTAGTCCTTCTCTACGAAAACGCAAAGGTGTGATCAATGCCTTCACTTGCTACTCGACTCGGTGACTTGATCACCGCTGTCGGAACAGACATCAAGACCCTTCGCACCTATATTACGGGTACTGCGGGGGGAAACCTTACTGGTCTTACCACTACCGACAAGACCAGTCTTGTCAATGCAATTAACGAGGTCAAGGCCGGCAGTGCTGGTTCTCCTCCCGCTGCGTCTGAGACCGTTTCGGGTGTTCTTGAGCTTGCCACGCAGGTAGAGACTGATGCTGGAACCGACGATCTTAGGGCCGTTACTCCACTCAAGCTTCAGACTCGTATGACTGCGTATGCGCAACCGCTTGATTCAGACCTGACTGCAATTGCAGCTCTGACCACTACTGCATACGGTCGCGCTTTTCTGTCCCTGGCAAATCAGGCTGCTCTTCAGGCGCTTCTTGGTCTTGACACTGACGTGGCTCTGACTGCCAATAGCGATGCCAAGATTGCCACTCAGAAGGCAACCAAGGCGTATGTCGATGGTATTCTGGACGCCAATAACGCGTTCACTTACAAGGGCGTTATTGACGCTTCTACCAACCCAAACTACCCGGCCGCTTCGGCTGGTTGGAGCTACAAGATCAGCGTTGCAGGTAAGATTGGTGGCGCTTCGGGCCCCAACGTTGAGGTTGGCGACACGATCGTCTGTCTCGTGGACGGTTCTGCAACCAACACGCACGCTCTTGTTGGCGCAAACTGGATCATTCTCCAGACGAACATCGATGGTGCTGTGGTTGGTCCTGCGTCTTCGGTTGCAGCAAACCTTCCGACCTTCTCGGGTACTACAGGCAAGATCATTCAGGATTCTGGTGTTGCCGTCTCGACCGATGGTACTATGGCGGCTAACGTCAACACCAAGCTCCCGACTGAGGCTGCTATTCGTACGTACCTTGGCGCGAACTACTACAACCAGACTGCTATCGGCAACCCCGACACTGACCTGGTCGCGCTTTACACCACTGCTAAGGCGTAAGCCATGGCGTCGCTCGCTACGCGCATCAGCGACCTCATCACAGCCATTGGTGCAGACATTAAGATTGCGCAAGTTGAATTGGTGGCTCTTTCCCGTCCGGGAGCCCTTACTGTAGCCGTTGGAACTCTTGATCTCCCGCTCAGTGGGTCATACACGCTAATCGACTATCGAGTTCGTGTTGGTACTGCTCCGACGGGGTCGAGTCTTATTGTAGACATCAACAAGAATGATGTTTCTCTGTTCACAACGCAGGCAAATCGTCCGACTATTGCTGCTGCAGCTAAGTTGGCAAGCACGACCATGCCGGACATTACCACGTTTGTGAATGGCGACTATATTTCGATTGACGTAGACCAGATTGGATCTACCGTTGCTGGGTCCGACCTTGTTGTTGCTATGCGACTTCGAAGGACTTCAGCATGACGGTTTCTTTCATCGGTCAAGGTGCCTGGGCATACGCGGCAGGCAATCCAGTACCTACATACCCAACCAACGTCGTTGGTAATAGAATGTATTTGATTGTCTACTGGAAGGCCAGCGTTACTACGACTCCCAACGGACCTACCACACCGGCTGGGTGGACTCTTGTTGCTTCAGAAGTTCCGGCTAATACTACCGCCCAAACCGGTGGTTATACTGCTAACGGAATTGATGTTGGTAACGTTGGTTGGGCAGTTTACTATATTGACGTAACTACAGTTCTTAGTGGAACTCTAACCGTTACAATGACTAATACAAACGTGGCTGCTGCTAAACTTGTTGCGGTCTCAAAAACCAGTGGAAATGTTTGGGTTGATACTCCATCTCCAGTGTGGACATCGGGTTGGAGAATAACTACTCCGACTAGCCCCATGGCTGTTTTGTGTGACAAAAATGCCGGGCTGGCACTACAAGCTGGAGATCTTCTTCTAGCTGGAATGGCTATCCCAACCGACGTTGGTGCTGGCGCCAGTTTCTCAGCTCAATCATTTAGCCATAGCGGAACTACATTCAACACGTTCAGCGGAGAAACTGAAGTCAATACTGCTCTTGGTCAAGATCTTGGCGGATGGTTCGGTTATACGACAGTTTTTTCGGGCAGCAATACTCAAAGCCAATTGACAATCACAGCAACCCTAGCAGGAACTCTTACAAACATTCGTGGACCTGTGTGGTCGGTTCGAGTTCGAGACGAGATTCCCGTCGCGCCTTCAAATCCCACAGATTATTGGGGCGCAGCTGCGTGAAAGGAGGTACCGTGGAAACTGCTGACGATGTCCTTGCGCATTTTGGCGTCAAGGGTATGAAGTGGGGAATTCGTAAGGACAAGCTTGGTGGTAAGAGTGGTTCGTCCGAGTCGGCTTCTTCAGATGCCGCACGCGCACGAGCGACTCAGGATCTCATCAAGAAGCATGGCACCAGCGCCGTCGATAACAAGGAACTCCAGCACCTGGTCACTCGAATGAACCTCGAGCGTCAGTACAACGGCCTCGTAGGTAAGGACAAGCCCCGAGTCAAGAAGGGCCTGGGGTTTGCCAAGGAGCTGATCAGCACTGGAAAGATGGCACAGGACGCCTACAACCTTGCCACTGGCCCCATGGCTAAGGCCATTGGTAAGGCTATCAAGGAGCACGGCGCCAAGTAGAAAGGAGGGTTGGCGTGGCACTATCTAACAAGGCTACTCCTCGGTACTACTACGAGTTCAGAGCCAAGGTTCTGATGGGTGAGATTCCGGTAAACCGTGAAATCACCATGGAGATGAACCGAATCGATGGGCTGATTGCCAACCCCAACATCTACTATGACGACGAAGCTGTCGAAGGCTGGGTCCGTTACTGTGAGAACGAACTAACTCTCACCGACGGCTCGGATGTTCACTTGCTCTTCTCGTTCAAGGTCTGGGCAGAGCAGATCTTTGGTTGGTACTACTTCGTTGAACGAAGTGTTTACGAACCAGGTCAAAATGGTAGTACAGGCAAGTATGTCAAGAAGAAGATCAAGAAGCGGTTGGTGACAAAGCAGTATCTCATCGTGGCTCGAGGTGCTGCTAAGTCTATGTATGCGTCTTTCATTCAGATGTACTTCCTGAATGTTGATACTACAACCACCCATCAGATCACTACTGCTCCTACAATGAAGCAGGCCGAAGAGGTTATGTCTCCAATGCGCACAGCTATTACGCGCGCACGAGGACCTCTCTTTAAGTTCTTGACTGAAGGATCACTACAGAACACCACTGGATCGCGGGCTAACCGCGTGAAGTTGGCTTCGACAAAGAAGGGCATTGAGAATTTCCTCACCGGTTCTTTGTGTGAAGTTCGTCCTATGTCAATCAACAAACTGCAGGGTCTTCGTCCAAAGGTCTCCACGATCGACGAGTGGCTCTCCGGCGATCTCCGTGAGGATGTCGTGGGTGCGGTGGAACAGGGTGCCTCTAAGCTGGAGGACTACCTGATCGTGGCAATCAGTTCCGAGGGAACAGTTCGAAACGGATCTGGCGACACCATCAAGATGGAGTTGGCAGACATTCTAAAGGGTGAGTACATTGCCCCACACGTTTCGATCTGGCACTACAAGCTGGATGAGATCGAGGAGGTAGGTGACCCAGCCATGTGGCTGAAGGCCAACCCAAACCTCGGACTTACAGTCACCTACGAGACTTATCAGCTTGATGTGGAGCGTGCCGAGAAAGCTCCGGCTTCTCGTAACGACATCCTTGCTAAGCGTTTCGGCATTCCGATGGAGGGATACACCTACTTCTTCACGTACGAAGAGACAATTCCCCATCGTCCTCGTGAATTCTGGGAGATGCCGTGTTCTCTTGGCGCAGACTTGTCGCAGGGCGATGACTTCTGTGCTTTTACATTCCTTTTCCCGCTCAGAGGAGATTCGTATGGAGTAAAAACTCGGAGTTATATTACCGAGCTTACTCTTATGAAGCTGCAGAGTGCAATGAGGCAGAAGTACGAGGAGTTCATCGAAGAAGGAAGCCTTCATATTATGCCCGGGAAGGTTCTGGACATGATGGAGGTTTACGAAGACCTCGACAAGTACATTGAAGAATCACGTTTCGACGTCCGTAGCCTTGGGTTCGACCCATATAATGCTAAGGAGTTCGTTGAGCGGTGGCAGGCCGAGAATGGGCCGTTCGGTATCGAGAAAGTTATCCAGGGCGCCAGAACTGAGTCGGTTCCTCTTGGGGAACTTAAGATTCTAGCTTCTGAAAGACTGCTCATATTTGATCAGGCTCTAATGTCGTTTGCCATGGGCAATGCGATCACTCTTGAGGACACAAACGGAAACCGTAAACTCCTTAAGAAGCGCCAGGATGAGAAGATCGATAACGTGTCGGCGTTGATGGACGCCTACGTCGCTTACAAGGCTAACAAGGAGGCATTCGAGTGAGCGAGATGTCACGAGAGGATGCCCTTGCTCACTTTGGTGTCAAGGGTATGAAGTGGGGTGTCCGTAATGAGCATCGTTCTCAGATGCGGGCACTTAACAAGGAATCGAAAGCCAAGGACAAGGCCGCTCGAAAGGATGCGATCGAAACCGCTCGAGACAGGATCAAGACCGGTCAGAGTCGCAAAGAGCTGAAGGATGCTCGTGCCCAGTATAAGCTGGACAAGAATGTTATCGGCTCTCGAGAGGCAAAGAAGAGTCTTCGTGCTGCAAAGACCAAGTACGCACAGGAGCAGGAGACTGCTCGCTTGGCAAAGGATGGTAAGGAGATTGCTCGTGATCTTCTTATTAGCTATGCCGCGTACAAGATCTTTGCTAGCTAGTTCAAGTAGCGAGAGGAGGTGACGAATGGCACGATTTGGTGATCGTTTGAAGCATGCTTGGAACGCTTTCACCAACCAGACTCCCATCCAAACGGATGAGGCATCATATTCTCAGCCGGCAAGTTACGGACCTCGTCCGGACCGCCCGCGTCTTCGATCAACTAACGAGCGCTCAATCATCTCCTCTGTCTTCACTCGACTTGCCATTGATTTCGGCCAGACCGAATTCAAGCACGTTCGTCTGGACGATCAGAAGCGTTACGTCGAGGACATTGACAGCGCTCTTAACAATTGCCTCACTCTGGAAGCAAATCTTGATCAGGGTGCGTCTGCTTTCCGACGTGACATGGCTATGTCGCTCTTTGACAAGGGCGTTATTGCTATCGTGCCCGTCGATACTACGCTGAATCCGAACGTAACTGGTTCCTACGACGTCAATACCATGCGTGTTGGTGAGATTGTAGGATGGTTCCCGAAGAAGGTTCGGGTCAGCCTTTGGAATGAGGAGCTCGGGCGCCGAGATGAGCTCATTCTTGATAAGAAGTTTGTCGCAATTGTGGAGAACCCTCTCTACCCAGTGATGAATGAGCCCAACTCGACTCTTCAGCGCCTGATTCGAAAGCTGAATCTTCTCGACGCTGTGGATGAGCAGAGTGGATCCGGTAAGCTGGACCTCATCATTCAGCTTCCGTACGTCATTAAGTCTGATGCTCGTCGTCAGCAGGCAGAACAGCGCCGAACCGACATCGAGTACCAGCTCAAGGATAGCAAGTACGGCATTGCCTACACGGATGGCACTGAGAAGATCACGCAGCTCAACAGGCCGGCAGAGAACAACCTTCTCGAGCAGATTAAGTACCTGACCGAGATGCTCTACAGCCAGCTTGGTCTAACGCCCGAAGTGATGAACGGGACTGCGGACGAAGCCGCCATGCTGAACTACATGAACAGGACCATCGTTCCGATTCTGGACGCCGTGCGGGAGGCTATGCTTCGCACCTTCCTCACAAAGACTGCTCGTTCTCAGGGGCAGTCGATCATGTACTTCCATGACCCGTTCAAGTTGGTCCCGCTTTCTCAGATCGCTGACATTGCCGATAAGCTCTCCCGTAACGAGATCCTCACATCGAATGAGATTCGTGGGGTTATCGGTTTCAAGCCGTCGAAAGACAAGGGCGCTGACAAGCTGCAGAACAGCAACATGCCGCAGCCTAAGGACCCTCAGACGGCGGCAAATGGGAACGTAATCCCCATCAATTCGATCCAGGATCAGAAACATCCAAAGACGGCGGAGGCCGTTGCTACCACACCGAAGGGAGCCAGTCAAAATGGGAGCTGATTTCAGCGGCTACGCCACCAAGGCTGGGATCAAGTGCTCCGACGGCCGGACCATCATGCCTGACGCTTTCAAGCACCAGGATGGAATCACGGTTCCGCTCGTCTGGCAGCACGGTCACACCGACCCGACTAACGTTCTGGGTCACGCAATCCTTGAGCACCGCGAGGACGGCGTCTACGCCTACGGTTTCTTTAACGAGACCGACGCAGGCCGGGCGGCAAAGGCCCTCGTTCAGCACAAGGACATCACCATGCTCTCGATCTACGCCAACCGGCTGGTCGAGAAGGGCAAGCAGGTCATGCACGGAGCTATCCGTGAGGTCTCGCTGGTCCTGTCCGGTGCCAATCCGGGCGCTCTGATCGACAACGTCACCCTTGCCCACGCGGACGGGGACCTCGAGACTCTCGAGGACGAGGCGATCATCTACACCGGTCTCACTCTCGAGCACGAGGACATGCCCGAGGCCGAGGACGAGGTGGACGACGAGCAGACTGTGGAGCACGCCGAGGATGGCGCCACTGTCCAGGACGTCTACGACAGCCTGAACGAGGACCAGAAGAACCTTGTTCACTTCATGATCGGCGCTGCCCTCGAAGAGGCAACTGCGCAGCACGACGACACCAACAACGGCGACGAGGGCGACCTCGAGCACAAGGAAGGAAACGACAACATGGGCACGAAGCGCAACGTGTTCGAGCAGCAGAAGGATGACGCCCCCGAGGGCTACTCCCTGACGCACGCGGACATCCAGCAGATCGTCGCCGACGCGCAGTCCAAGGGTTCCCTCAAGGCTGCCGTCGAGGACTTCGCTCTCGCACACGGCATCAACGACATCGACATCCTCTTCCCGGATGCCAAGGCCATCAGCAACACCCCTGAGTGGGACAAGCGTCGCACTGAGTGGGTGGCCGGCGTCCTCAACGGGACCCGTCACAGCCCCTTCTCGCGCATCAAGACGATGTCTGCTGACATCACGATGGACGAGGCCCGTGCCAAGGGTTACATCAAGGGCAACATGAAGAAGGAGGAGTTCTTCGGTCTCGCGAAGCGAGTCACGACTCCTACCACCGTCTACAAGAAGCAGAAGCTCGACCGCGACGACATCATCGACATCACCGACCTCGACGTCGTGGCGTGGATGAAGGGCGAGATGCGTCTCATGCTCGACGAGGAGCTCGCGCGTGCGATCCTCATCGGCGACGGTCGCGACATCGCTGACGAGGACAAGATCAAGGACCCGGTCGGTGGGGACGGTGCGGGCATCCGTTCCATCGCCAACGAGGCCGAGCTCTACAACACGACGGTCTACGTCAACATCGACGACGCGAACTCGAACATGAACGAGGTCGTGGACGCGATCATCGACGCCCGTCGCTGGTACAAGGGCACCGGTACTCCGACGTTCTACACCACCGAGCCCGTTATCACCAAGTTCCTGCTGCTGCGCGACAACTTCGGTCGTCGTCTCTACCGCAACCTTCAGGAGCTGGCTGACGAGCTTCGCGTGGCCGCGATCGTCCCGGTCGAGGTCATGGAGGACGAGCCGAACCTGATCGGTATCATCGTCAACCTCCAGGACTACGTCATCGGCGCGGACCGTGGCGGCGAGGTCAACATGTTCGACGACTTCGACATCGACTACAACCAGTTCAAGTACCTGATCGAGACCCGCGTCAGCGGTGCGCTCACCAAGATCAAGGCTGCTCTGACGATCCGCAAGACGGCCGGCACCAACGTCCTCGCCACTCCGCAGGAGCCGGGCTTCGTTGCGGCAACCGGTGTCGTCACGATCCCGACCGTCACCGGCGTGGTCTACAAGGACCAGGCTGGCGTTACCGTCACTGCTGGCGCCAAGGCTGCGATCGCTGCCGGCGCGTCGGTCTACTACAAGGCCGTTCCTGCTTCGGGGTACTACTTCGCCTCGAACGAGAACGACGAGTGGACCTTCACGCGCGACGCGTAAGGTCAAGCTGCGATGGCAAAGTTCTACGGCAAGATCGGGTTCGGACATACGCAGGAGACTCCCGCGGGATCCGGTGTGTGGGTGGACGAGATCGTCGAGTATCCGTACTATGGCGACGTCGTCAAGAATGCTCGCAAACTGGAGACCACTGAGAACCTCAACAGCGATATTTCCGTCAGTAACTCGATCAGTATCGTCGCTGACGCATATGCACGGGAACACTTCTTTGCCATCCGCTACATCGAGTGGGCGGGGACTTTGTGGACTGTCTCAGACGTCGAAGTGCAGAGTCCCCGCCTCCTCTTGCGGCTAGGAGGTGTTTACAATGGCCCGACCGCGAGCTGAACTTCATGCGATTCTGAAGGACGTTCTTGGTACGGATCATGTATATTTCCAGCCACCTCCTAGCGTGGCAATGGTGTATCCGTGCATTGTCTATAATCGTGATCTGTCACAAACAGATTATGCGGACAATGTTCCTTACGCGTACACGCAGCGCTACCAAGTCACGGTCATTGACAAGAATCCTGATGGCGTTATTCGTGAAAAGGTAGCTGCTCTGCCTCAAACCCTGTATATCAGGTTCTATGCGGCAGACAATCTCAACCATGATGTATTCAACCTCTTCTTCTAGGGAGAATCAGCAATGACTCGTCTTCTCTGGGATCAGTCCGGGGAGCGCTACTACGAGACTGGTGTCGACCAGGGCGTTCTCTACATCCCCAACAGCGGCGTCTACGACACCGGCTATGCTTGGAACGGTCTTTCGGCCGTCACCGAGAAGCCTTCTGGTGCCGAGGCCACTCCGGTCTACGCCGACAACACCAAGTACCTGAACCTGCAGTCGGCCGAGGACTTCGGCGGCACGATCGAGGCGTACACCTACCCGGACGCCTTCATGCAGTGCGACGGTACTTCCATCCAGAACGCCGGCGTCTTCGTCGCCCAGCAGACGCGGAAGACTTTCGGTCTTTCGTACCGCACCAAGAAGGGCAACGACGTCTCGGGTAACGACCTGGGCTACAAGCTGCACCTGGTCTACGGTGCTCTCGCTGCTCCGTCGGAGAAGGCTTTCTCCACGGTCAACGACACCCCCGAGGCCGTCACGTTCAGCTGGGACTTCACGACCACTCCGGTGGCCGTCACGGGTCTCAAGAACACCGCTCTCCTGGTCGTCGACAGCACCAAGGTCACCCCGGCCAACCTGACCTCGCTCGAGGACGCCCTCTACGGCACGGCCGGCTCGAACCCGCGCCTCCCGCTGCCTGACGAGGTCATCGGCATCTTCGCCGGTGCTCAGACCTCGGTGGTCCCGACGGCTCCGACCGCCACCACGGCCGGTGTCATCACCATCCCGACCGTCACTGGTGTCACGTACAAGCGCGCCGACACCAACGCTACGGTCACGGGTACCGTTACCATTACGGTGCTCAACGACCGACTGGTCATCTACGCGGTCCCGACGAACGGTACCTACAAGTTCGCCGCGAACGTCGACACCGACTGGTCGTTCCAGAAGACCGTCTGACAGTAAGGAGGCCAGAGAGTGCTCATTATCACAGTTCCGGGCGTCGAACTTTGGGACGAAGCGTCTCAGCAGTTCATCGATACGGAAGACTACAGCCTGGAGCTGGAGCACTCTCTGGTCTCACTGTCAAAATGGGAGTCATCCCTGGAAAAGCCATTCCTTGGTATTGAGAAGAAGACCACTGAGGAAGTGCTTTTCTACATTAAGTGCATGGCAATTTCCCCGGGGGTCCCCGACGACGTATACGCCAGACTCACTAAAGAGAACTATCAGCAGATCGATGCATATCTTAACGCCAAGATGACTGCGACATGGTTCCAGGAGGAACGAGCGGCTCGTTCTCGAGAGACAATCACTGCTGAGCTAATCTACTACTGGATGTTTTCCGCTGGAATCCCTCTTGAGTGTGAAAACTGGCATCTTAATCGCCTATTCACACTCATCCGAATCTTCAGCGCTAAGAGTTCGCCGGCTAAGAAGATGTCTCGCCGTGATCTGGCCGCTCAGAGAACTGCTCTTAACGAACAGCGACGCAATCAGCTCAATACGCACGGATAGGGAGGTACACCATGACTAAGCTCCTCTGGGGATCTCCCGGTGAGCGTTACTTTGAGACTGGTGTTGATCGCGGAGTTCTTTTCGTTGACAACGTTGGCTATGCCTGGAATGGTCTAGCTTCTGTGACGGAAAAAAGCTCCGGGGGAGAACTCCAGGAGTATTACCAGGACGGAATTAAGTACGCACAGATTCTTACCGCAGAAGACTTTGTGGCAACTATCGAAGCGTACTCTGCTCCTCGGGAATTTCTTCTCTGCAACGGAATGTACGAGGTCTACGCGGGGATTAGCGCCACTCAGCAGCGTCGAAAGGAGTTTGGTTTCTCCTACAGGACGCGCATTGGCAATGACATCTCTGGCGAAGATCTTGGTTACAAGCTTCATGTGGTTTACAATGCAATTGCTCAGCCGTCTGAAAACACGTACGAATCTTCGGGCGGCGATCTGACTGTAAATCCTAGTTCTTGGGAAATTGTCACGGTTCCTGGGACGGTTGCCAACATGCGTCCCACCGCGCATTTCGTCATCGACACGCGACGTGCTGTTCCTGCAAAGCTGACTACGCTTGAGGACCAGCTTTACGGAACTAACGTCACTACTCCGACGCTGCCAACGCCGTCGCAGTTGATCGCGATCTTCGCATGACCAGATTGACCTGGGATCCAAAAGCGGCCCCTCCAGTACGTACTGGCATAAGCAAAGGGGTTCTATATTTCAGGTCATACCCGGTTCAGGTCTGGAATGGGCTGTCTTCAGTTGTAGAAAAAGACGATTCAGCCATTACCGAAGGATATTTCGATGGGCAAAAGTTCATCCAAGTCGGAACCCCAAGTTCCTACTCGGCAACTGTTGATGCTTACACATATCCTACAGATCTGGAGTCGAGGGATGTGTTCGATCTGTCCTACAGAGTTGAGCTTGACACCGGATACGAGTTGCACGTCGTATACAACGCCGTTGCAAGAGTAAATGACAAAGACTACGAGACTCTTGGTGGTGATATTTCTACCGCCACATTCTCTTGGGACATTTCGACAATCCCAGTTGCTGTTAACGACTATCGTGCAACAGCACATCTTGTCATCAACTCCAATAACGTTGTTGCGAATGCTCTCAGTCAGGTCGAGGATCTTCTTTATGGGACAAACACGACCAACCCTAGGATGCCAACGATTACCGAGATCTTTGCCATATTCGAGGCAAACGCAGTCTTTGTTGTCGTAGACAATGGCGATGGTTCTTGGACCGCAACAGGACCTGACAGTTGGTTCACAATGCTTGATGCAACGACGTTTCAGATTGTCACGCCGTCTGCTGAGTATCTAGACCCCGAAACGTACCGCATTCGATCTTGGTAGGAGGCGAGATGGCTTCTGTAACTGGTTTGACCGCAGCAAGAATGCTCGCAATCGAGGCTGCCTCGATCGTAAGCGGAGCTGTAGATGGCAGCGGAAATCTTATTCTGACTAAGCAGGGTGGGGGAACTGTTAATGCCGGTGCTGTTGTCGGGCCCTCGGCGTCTATTGGCCCATCAGTTCCATCCAACCCTAAGGTTGGGCAGATCTGGTACGACACCAACAACCTCTCCGGTCTCACAGATCTCATGGCAGCCAAAAACCCAGTTACATCTGTGGCCAACTGGACTGCTTATGGCTTCGGTTATGACACTGGCGTCACTTTTGCGGTTGCTGGTGGCGGCGTTACCTGCACCTGGACCACGACAGGTAACCACTTCGCAGGAATTCCACTCACCGTCACTCAAGGTGAGCAGTATCTGATCAAGGCTCGAGTCCGTGTTCCAGTTGGGAATCCGGATGTTCAGCTAACAATCGGATACAAGACGTCTAGCCAGAAGTGCACCATCAAGGGTGTTGATGTAACACTAGTTCTGGCTTACACCGCCGATTCGACTTCACTCTCAATTGGTATCGAGTGTGGCGGAGCAACCGGCAGTGTTATCGTCAAGGAGCTGTCTGTCTATAATGTCAACCAGCGTGGATTCCCAGAATACATTTGGGACGGAACGTCTTGGGTTCAGACGGAGCATTCTGCTCAAAAGGCAGATATCTACTCTAGAGTTAACACCTATGGCGATCAGAACGTCGATGGTCTTAAGACCTTCTTGAAGAATCTCACGGCCAAGGGTTTTATCCTTAGCGTCGGAGATGCTGGTACTACGGCTGATGCTGCCACTCTTATTCTCAATGGTGCCGATGCGGGCGCCGGGGGTGGTGGAGGAGAAGTTCGCTTCTCAAAGAATGGTTCAAACAAGTGGTCACTTTACACTCTTGGTAGTGGAGATGGAAATCTTTACGTTAGAGATCAGGCCAACGCCAAGATGGTCGCCACGTTCTCTCCAGGGGCTTCTGGCGCATCAGCTCTTACCGTTACGGATCTGCTTTCTACTGATTATCTTCGCTACAAGCGATCCATGGACATCAGTGGAACGGATCTTAACTCTCTAGTCAACGCTGGTTTCTATAATGGAAACAGCCTGACAAATGCGCCGGATGCCAACTGGTGGTATGTAGAAGTTCTGATGCACACAAACTTCTCCGGAGCAACGCCGACCTACATGGTTCAAAGAGCAACTAGCCTCACGAATGGCACGCCTGTAGTC